TCATTAAGGTTGTCTAAATCTACTAGCTTGTTATCGGTTCCAATAGCGGCCATGTTATTGCCTAGAACTTTAGCGGCATTGCCAGCGTGGCCTAATACGTTCCATTGAGCGTTTAACTTCTCTAAGACGGCAGAAGCGGCAGCAATGCGCTTCTGATCTTCTGATGCAATCGCTTGCTCTAAGTCATAAATGGCTTTCTTTAGAGATAAGCGGTAAAGCTCCTCGGTAGTCAATTTGCCAGCGTTCATTAACGCGGCTTGGATTTGAATACCCTCTAAGTCAAACTTTTCCTGAGCAGTTTGTAATAAAGCGTTAGCCTTATCTAAAGCCGCTTGCGCTTTCTTTTCAGCAGTGGTCTTTTTAAGCAAAGCAAGACGATCTGCCTCTAACTTCTTTTGCACGGCTGCGGTCTTAGCAGCGGTAATAGAATCCTTAGCTTGCTTTTGTAAATATGAAGAAGTGTTATCTGCGATGCCAGAACGCGCTCTTTGAACCGCTAAATCTTCTCTATCCCATTGCTGGCGAAGCGCACGATACTTTTTAATAATATCGCCAATGCCCTTAGATGGGGAAGCAGCAATATCGATTAAAGCAATTAAACGACCGGTGCCAACGGCTAGGTCGGAAATAAGATTAGCTGCGCCCTGAATACTTTTAATAAATGCTTGGAAGCCATTAGGGCCAGATGCTTGGCTAATAGCGTCCAATAAGCCCTTGCCAATGGTTTCGCTTGCATCGGCCGCTGCTACTTGTAGTAAAGCCATTTTGCCAGCATAAGAATCTAAGGAAGCGGCGCCAGCGCCGGAGAATTGCTTATTAAGAATTGCAGTAATATCTGCAAAAGATTTAGTTTTTAAATCCGCTTGGGTTAAGCCAATGTTTAATGATTTAAGACCTTTATTATTGCCGACGTAAGCCTGAGATAGCGCATCGATTACATTTGCATAATCTTGACCCGTTCCAGCAGATACATCGAAAGCTAGCGACATTAGCTTCTGGGTTTCAAGTGTCGAACCTGTAACACGCGCTAATTGAGCATAGGCTGGTCTTAACTCATCATCTAAAATGCCTGTTTGCTTCTGTAATACTGAAATGAATTCTTCTGCGCTTTGGGTAGCAAAGCCTAAACCTAAATTCTTTAAGTTCTGCGCTAAAACCTTTGTGGCTTTCTCGTCAGCCATATAGTTAAACATGGCTTGTTGCGCCTTTTGGACTGTGAGCAAACCACCGCTTAATTTAACTACGGATTTGGTTAAAGTTTTAATGCTTGAATCGGCTTGCTTAAAACCTTTTTTATCAAACTGGGAAGCAATGGAAATTAAGACATTACTCATCGAACTTTGCTCCTAGCCTGAAACATTGCTGCGGCCTTTTCAATGGCCTTAAATACTGCTGCCGTGGTCTTACCCTGATCTTCTTCCCAAGCACGATAGATAACACGGCCTTGCATTTTGTCGCGGCCTCTCATAATTGCTGGTGCTTTGCCATCAAGGTTTTTAACAAAAGTAGAATTCATATTCTTACGGCCAGCAGTTTCATAGATAGCACCTGCGGCTGACTTGTTAAAAATAGTAGCCAAAGAGCGAAAGCCTTTGCGGTTAGGTTTGCTAGGTGAAGTCTTATAAGTAATGCCACGTCTAGCAACCGCATAATCGTATTGTGGAAAGGCTCCATCAGTTCTAGTTTTGGTGCCTTGCCAATTACTTAGGATTTCTGAATTAGATGGCAAGAAACCCCGAGCCGTTTTAGTAATTGGCTTTAATGCGGCTCCCATTTCTTTGGTTAAAGACTTTCCCAAGTCAGGCGTAAAGGAGCGTAGGGCTTTTCTAAGCTCTACGACCCCTTTTGCGCTTACTGGCATCTTCTACCGCTTTCGACTTCTGTTTATAAACTTCTATTATTGCGTTCAACATCTTGTGGTCTAACTCCAAAAGATATTGTGGTGCGACCCCCATTTCAACGCTCAACCGAGCAATGAAATAGGTGAGGGAGCCGCGATCTACCCTAAAGGGTCGCTTTCTAGCACCTCTACTGACTTTAATGTTTCCACGAAGTCGAGGCCGAAAGGTTTTACAGTTTCACCCGAACGTCTAATACATTCCCAAGCTAACCAATAGACATCGCTTTGTTTTTCATCATCACGAAATGCCTTGTGAAAGCCCTTTCCTTTGGTCTGTTCGAACGCGTATTCCACTGCTGGACTAATATCGTGTTCTGTTACAGTTCCATCGGTTCTTGTTATCCTGAGTTTTACCATTGCCCTATCTTTCTATTTAGAATGTTCCAGTAGTTGCTACTGTTGTTGCACCCTGCACGTTCCAAGTTACAGACTGCATACCGACAGATGCTACATCGCCGTTAATGTCTGTTGTGTTATTTACTAACACGTTAAATGTGTAAAGTGGGTTTGTTGCTGAAACTGCTGATGCTGAATCTTGTAGAAGCTTAACTTCTACTGTGGTTCCCCATGCTGACTGCAAAGTTGCAAGAACTTCGCCAGCTGCGGTGTCGTTTAGGAAATCGATAGTTACTGATGATGCCTCTAAGCCCTTAACGAACTTGTGGCCGGTATCGCCCATTGCGGTTACTTCTAGTTCATCGAATGTGCGGTTAAGAGTTACTGATGTTACATGGTCGCTAAGATCTACGCTATTGACCTTAACGCCTACTTTGTTATTTAGAAAAATAGCCATTTAGATTATTCCTCGTCTTTCTTAGCGGCTGGTTTTGGTGCTTGTGGTTGGACTTGACCAATCTTGATTAGAAAGGCCAAATCTGGGTTCTGTGATTGGTCTGCCATTGTTAGCTCCAAGAGGTTAGGATTGAGATGGACATTTCAGCCGTTAGCAAAGTTCCAGACTGCGCTTCGAGAACGCTAGGTGCTGATATTTCGCTTACGTTGAAAACTAGAGATGATGCAGCAAGTAAGTTAAATACGCTTACAATGCTATCTTCAATGCCAGCAAGGTTTCCCTGATTATCAAGCATTGGAACTGTAATAATAATCTTAAAATGCGCTAAAGGCGCGATGGTGTTGTGCTGATTATTCTGTGGCGAAATATATGGATCATCTGGAGCTACGACAACGGAATTAGCCAAAATAGTTGCTGGCGGAAATGCAAAAGTTTGCCACTTTGAATTATCTGTAATAGCAGTTGCTATTGTGGTTCGTAGGGTAGTTAATGCTGGAGTAGGCATCAACCCACCATAGAGTTAGGGTCTAACGCATGAGCGATAAGACCGCGAACGCGAGAGATTAGGCTATTGCCCATTCTGTAAGGTGACGGAGTGAAGTCAGGTGAAACGCCACCGCTTGAAGTTACCTGACGTGCTTGCCAAATATCAACCGCAATCATCAAAGCAGCTTCTTGAACTGCTGCGTCTGTTGTCCAATCGACGTAAGTATCCGCTGCGACTGTGCCTAGAGGCTGAACTGGGTGATAAGGCGCTGGAGTGTTGCTACCTGCAATAGCGTAGGTTATTGAATATGTGCCTACTGCCGTAATGGTCTTAGAGCCATTGTGCTTAGCTCCGTTGCCAGTAATTGTAACTGTCTGGCCAACGTAAAAAATTTCTGTAACTTCTTCTTGGAAATAAAGGGTTCCCGTTGATGCTTCGTTGCTATGGCCTATGTTGTAATACTTATTGACCCAAAGCATTGGCAGTAATACTGCATCGCTAGCATCACAAACTTGTTGTAAAGTTGCATCTGGATAAAGTGAGCCAACGCCTAAAGCAGAGCGTAATTCAGCTACTGTGCATAAACTCATCTCTTTATCCTCTCTTATGACCGATGAGGGGCAGTAGGGCTAACTGCCCCTCTCGGATTTAACTGTTGGTGCTATTAAGCAACCGCGAAGCGGCGAACGCCCTTACCGCTCTTTGCAACGTATAGAGCTAGGTAGCCGTATAGTGCAATTTCAACCTCGCCAGATGTTAAGACATTAACACGAAGCTGGGTTGTTGGTGATTCCCACGCATAAACTGATGATGGAGCAATTAGGAATGCTGAATCATCTGAAATGCCTGATGCGGTTATGTTGTGATCAACGATTAGGTCAGTGCCTAGAACGTTTCCACGAACTGATGATGCTACTGCAACGCCTGATGCGTTGTAAGTTGCACCCTGAGCTGAGTAAAGCGCACGGCCTGTTGTGTCTGCGTAACCTGCGATAGCTGCCCACTGGTCGGTTGAAGCGACTAGCTTGTTAGCGAAATCGCCACCGGTTCCCTTGTAAGCTGCTG